TTTTTTTAATACGCAAATAAAAATTTATTTTAATGAATAATTTATTAATTTTTCTTTGAAATTGCTTACAATCTCATCAACCGTTTTGCCCGAAGCAAATATCTTGTTGTATTCAATTTGATATGTATTGTGTTTGTGTCTTCTATAATCACGTTGTGTTCCTCTGTGTGAAAATATTAAATAAAAGAACTCCTCCATATCTGAAAATTCAATTCTATCTTTATACATATGAGCAACAAATAATGAATAAGTGCCGTCCAATTTGATTTCATTCTTATCCTTATCCAAAAAGTGTCTTGGTTTAACTCTAATGTAACCATATTGATTTTCGGGGTTTGGTTCGTGTAACACCAAATCATTTAATAATTCAATCTTTTTTAATTCGTTTGTAACTTGTGTAACGTTCATATTGTTTAATTTTATGCAAAGATAGTATATTTTTTTTAATACACAAATAAAAATATAAATTAAAAATAAATTTGCTGGTTAAAAAAAATATCTATATCTTTGCAGAACAATTAAATTATAAAAAATATGAGTGCAACAAAAAAAGTAACATACGATGACACACGAGATTGTGCAATTAGAATCATTGGTAAACTTATTGACTTAGATTTATTAGAGGACAATGATGACCATTATTTTGAAATTCAAGACACAATTCACGATGAGTATAATGAACTCTTAGGATTGGATATTGATGACCAATTTGAGGTGGAAGTTAAACCAATTTTACCCAATATTGATGACTTAAAAATTAAATTGGCTGCATACACCGAATTATGCAATAACTATGAAAGACAAGGTACTGAAAATTTGGATTATGAAGAAACCGAAACCTATGGGGTTTATTTAGGTAAAAAAGAATTATTGGAAGAAATTATGCCAAAATTAGAAAAAATTTATAGTTTATTATAAATAAGTTTGTGTATTAAAAAAAATATGTATATCTTTGTATCATTATTAAACAATTAAAATTATATCATTATGGGTCAGTATTATCTTCCTATCATTTTAGGACAAAAAACAAACGAAGACGACAAAGAAGTTATAAAAGCGTGGATGTATTCACACAAATACGGAAACGGACTTAAACTTATGGAGCATTCGTGGATTAAAAACAATTTTGTTAGAACTTTTGAAAGTCTATTAGCACCTGACGGAGAATATCATATGTCAAGGGTTGTGTGGGCTGGAGATTATGCCGAAGCTGAAAAAGATGTTATTTTGAAAAACGAAGACGGAGAATCTTTTGAGGCAAATCTTTATAATTTATGCAACAATGAAAACGAAATAACACCAAAAGAAAACAAAAAATATTATAGATACATTATTAATCACACCAAAAAAGAATATGTTGATAAGGATAAAATGATTGATGATGACGGTTGGAAAATACACCCTTTGCCATTATTAACAAGTGAAGGAAATTTAAGCGGTGGGGGTGATTACTTTGGTGAAGCCGACCAACACTTAGTAGGAACTTGGGCAAGAGATGTTATAAGTACAGACACAAAAAAACCAAAAGGATTTACCGAATTGGTTGTTGGATTCAAGAAATAATCTATACATATTGTTTTATTTAATTAAAGGTATAACAAAAAAAGTTGTACCTTTTTTTATTTTTATTTGCAAGTTAAAAAAAATATATCTATCTTTGCAGAAACATTTAAATTATAATCAATATGGAAAATTTATTTTTACAAGCAATGGGCGACAAACAAGTTGAATCCATAAACAAAATCAAAAAGAACAAAGAGTTTTTAAGAAAACTTATTAAAGATTTACAAGATGTTTATACATTATATGTATCTAATCAAGATGACCAAAATAGTACAACATATAATATTAAAAAAAATCACGGACATAGAATTAATACTATTTTTTTCAGTGCAAATGAAAATGGTTGTGTATTCAGAACAAATATGTTAGGATATAGAGATTGTAACACACCAAGTTGGAATTTGAATTGGATTGTTGAAAAATATGATACTTGCAAAGCGGATGATAGTTTTATGTCACCTCACGGACACGGACACATTAACGTTAATATACGTTTTACCGATACAACACCAAACCTAATGGATATTATACGAGATATTGCACGAATTTTAGACCACGAAAAAGTGGCAAAGAAATTTTAAGAAATTATAACTATCTTTGTAGAAACAATTAAGTTATGAGTAAGAGAAATAAAAAAATTAAAGCGGTATTTGTATTCGGATTCATTTCTATTGTTGAAATAGAAACTTTGGGTTAAGGTAATAAATAATATTTTTATTTGCAGGTTAAAAAAAATATCTATATCTTTGTCGAAAATTAGAAAAACTTTATTCACTAATCTAAAAACAACGTTATGAGCAAACCAAAATTTTATCAAGCAGTATTGCAGGAAGTAAAAGGAAATGTATTAGACCACGTTTACCCACATTTAAAAGGTAAGGAACAATTAACAATGAAAGAAAGACTGGGTAGTGATAATGCAGAATGCCCAGAATGCAAAGAGAATGAATGGTGGTTGTACCCGAATGAAAGTGTAATGGTTGCGCAGGGTGGTAAGCCTTATATTGAATGCTTAAATTGTGGTCATATTACTCACTTATAAAAATAAGTTTGCAGGTTAAAAAAAATATCTATATCTTTGTCGAAAATTAAATATAAACAATATGGCAAGAAAAAAAACAGATTGGTCGTTAGAGACAATTAAACCTTTGGCGAAACAATGTAAATCAAGAACAGAGTTTGTTAATAAGTTTAATACCGCATATAAACATAGTTTAAAACTAGGTATTATTGAAACACTTTTCCCTAAAAAAGAATATTCGAAAGAAGAATATTCGGTTGAGTATTTGTTAAAATTTAAAACTCGTAGTGAGTTGTGTAAAAAGAATGTTAGAAGATATTTAAAATATAAAAATAAAAATATTGGATTATTGGATAAATATTTACCATCACAAAAAAGAGGACGTAAAGGAAAAGAAATTGTATTAAAAACAAATAAAACTGACAAGGTGTTTGTTGAAAGAAAACCAATGGAATTTTGGACATTTGAGAAACTAAAAACGGTAATCGCTGAATGTGGTACTTTGACTGAATTAAATAAAAAGTATCGAGGTGCTTATAATTTTGGTAAAAAAAATGGTTTTATTTAAAAATAAGTTTGCAGGTTAAAAAAAATATATATATCTTTGCACTAAATTAAAATATTAAACAATATGAAGTCATTTAAAATTAATTCAGCAGAACGTAAAATTGAGGTGGTTGAAATCAATTCATGGGAAGATATTGCACCACAAATTGGTAATGGTTGCACCACATTTGCAGCACCTGTAACCTTAGACAATGAAGACACTATCTATGTCGATGATGAGGGTTTATTTAACTCATTTGAAGGTGGATTCAAAATGGAGGGTTGGAGTTATCCAATTGTTGGTAATGGTATTGTGCAGGGAACTGATGAAGAGGGCGAGAGTATCGAACCGCTAACCACAAAGGAAGAACTTGAAAAAATGATTATTTGGGTAAGCAAAGAAGAGTGTTTTCGTTGGGCATCGAATTTTAATTAAAAATTAAGGGGGTAAAACCCCTTTTTTTTATTTTTATTTGCACATTAAAAAAAATATATGTATCTTTGCATCAAATTTAAAATATAAACAATATGAAAGATTTTTCAAACGTAAGACTTAAAACCGAATTTGTAAATGATTTCGGTGAAACAATGAAATTGGTTGTTGATTCAAATAATCATATTTGGGTACACCATAATGATTGCAATAATGATTATCAAGAACTTAAAAACTTTGAGTATATCTTAAATGGTTCAGAAATTGCCGTTATGCTTGGTTTTGTTGAAGCTGCAAGACAAATATATGAAACAAACGATAAAACGGGGTTGGATTTTAATGAGTTTCACTCTGAGGGTAATAGTAATAACGCATTACTCGATTTCATTTTAAACTAAAAAAATTAAGGTATAACAAAAAAAGTTATACCTTTTTTTTATTTTAGTTTGCATATTAAAAAAAATATATCTATCTTTGTCGAAAATTAAATAATAAAGCAATATGAAAAATTTATTCACAAATGATTGTCTTTCAGTTTCAGTAAGCCGATTACAAGAAGACAAAATCCGTTTATGTGTTAGTTCCGATTTTTCGGGTTCACAAAGAAAATCAAAATTATACGTTAACGAAGAACGTTTAAGCAATGATGTTGAATCCTTTTGGAAAAACACAAAAACAAAAAAGTTATTAGGTATGTCAGTATCTTTTGGCGAAATTGATTCGTACGATAATATGACCAATATGTATGAAACACCGATTGTTAAAATTGAACGAGGTTTGAAAAAAGCGAGAGTTTCTTATAAAGACCACGGCTCAATACCAAAAGAATGGAGCGTTGATGTTTATTTTACCTTTGCCGATACAACAACAA